ACTCTGGCTGAATACTGACGGCACCCTTGTGTTCTCATATTCGACGGACGGGACGGCAGGGACCAACAAAGTGTCCACCGTTGCATTGGGAGCAACGGCGGGTCTGACCGACAACCTGTCAGACATTTGGGTAAAGGTCACCCACGATGTTGATAACGGTGCGGGCGGCAACGATGTCAAATTCTACTACTCCACTGACGGGGTTGCTTGGACCCAGTTGGGAACCACGGTCACCACCGCTGGGACTGTCACTCGGTTCGGCTCCACCGAGTCTCACCGAGTAGGCGCTTACGCAGGCACCAGCAACCCGTGGAATGGCCGCATCTATTCGGCGCATGTTCTCATCGGGATCGGCGGCGCTGCTGTCCTCAACCCCGACTTCACCGCCTGGACGGTGGGGCAGACCAGCAAGGCCGACGCCATTGGGAACACTTGGACTTTGACAGGCTGTTTCGTGGTTCCTGCCTCGTCGATCACAGGCGATCTGGATGTGCGAGTGAAATGCCGTGCCGTAGACTGGACTCCTGCCTCTGCGATGTATCTTGTCTCTCATGCGGTTGATGCCACTCATTTCGGCTGGGGTCTGCGACTGCTTGCGACCAGCGCCCCAGATTTTGTGTTCACTGTGGACGGCTCCACCTTCATCCAGCATCTTTGTACGGCGAGTCTGCCCGGCGTGGTGGACAATGTGACCGACATTTGGATCAAGGTCACCTTCGACGCCGACGACGGTTTGGGCAACGCCGTGACCAAGTTCTACACCTCGTCCGACGGCTCCACCTGGACACAGTTGGGGTCGACGGTGACCGACGCTGCGGGGCCTTACGTCCTTTACTCGCCTGCGGCAACAGGCATGAAAGTGGGGGCCTACACAAGCGCGGGTTTGGGCGGCTGGAATGGCTACATCTACAAGGCAGAAATCCGTAACGGAATTGCGGGCACGGTTGTCGCCAACCCCGATTTCACCGACTATATTTGGGGCACAGGTGATACGGTCAACAATGATGCCAAAGGCAATGCTTGGACTCTTACTAATGCCAAAATAATCGCTTATGAAACGGATGTGAATTGCGACCAGCCCAATGAATGGGAATACCCTGTCCTCGTGCCTACCGGCAGTGAGCCTACCAACTTGAATGGTAGTTATTGATCGGAGGGTAAGAAGTGACCACAATACCTGAACGAGTGGATTTGCTAGAAGCCTGCACCTCCGAAATGGCTGATGTTTTAATGGGTTCTCGTAAAACTGCCCTAGAGGGTGGAGGCAGAAATGAGGACGGCATCATCCACACTGTCAAGAGGATAGAGTCACAACTTGAAAATGGTGGCATCAAGACCAAACTAGTATCCAAAGACCGAGTAGCGTTGTGGACCGCCGTTATCGGAGCCTTTGGCCTTATCATCGTTGCCATAATTCAAGCATCTACTTAGGAGTCGCAATGAAGCCTCTCATCAGTAGCCCTACAGGTGGTCAACATCTAGGTCCAGTTCCGCCATCAGAGTTCGGTGACCTTACCATTCACCCGAGCGGCCATGATGGTGGTGACTTCAATCGCTCGCATGGCTGGCCTATAAAATCAGGTAGAAAGGGACGCACAGCCTTCGCCGGCGTATCCACAGGTAGGGGTGGGAACAAAGTGGTTATCGATTATGGTGAAATCCGTAAGCATACCTATGAAGGTAGATTCTACCACTTTGGCTACAAGCATCAGCCTTGGGAGGATTGTATCTTCGTAAGGTACAATCAACTGGTAAAGGCCAACACCGTGATAGGCCTGTGTGGTGATTCAGGCAATGCTAGAGGTCCACACCTTCACTTCGAGATGTGGGTAGATGGCCAGCCACAGGACCCTCTGTGCTATATCAAGGAGTATCAAGTAGCATGGAGGCCGCTACAACTTCTCCGCGTTGGCTTGATGTACCCGAAGGCTATCTCAGCCGATGTTTTTGTCCTACAGAGGCGGCTGAATTTCCACGGCTACAAAGTAGTCGTTGACGGTATCTACGGCCCTGATACCAGAGTCGCGGTGGAGAAGTTTCAGACCGCAGTTGGTCTTAAGCCAGATGGCATCGTTGGCAAGCAGACATGGCAAATGCTCCTATAGGAGGCATGATGTTCGATTGGAAAGACCTCTTGGAACGCACTTTCTGGACCTTCATTCAGGGCTTTGTGTCGGTGTGGCCCGTCGGGACAAGCCTGACTGACTTTAGTGCCTTGAAGGTCTTTGCCGGTGCTGGGATCATTGGCGGGATCGCAGCAGTTCTGGCGTTCCTAAAGAACCTTGCCAAGCAGCGTCTAGCAGCCGGCAGAATCTAGCATCGTATCGATGCTATCCACAAGTGCCAGGGCATCCATGGTCGTCGTTGCTACTTCTAGGATGCCACCGGCAGTAGCGATTCGCTCTAGCGTTAGCCTCTGACGCTCAGAGAGTCTCCCAGCGCCTGGAACTTTGACTTCCACAGCGACAAAGAGCCCACGATAGCAGCCAATTATGTCGGGTATCCCTGTGGTCTGAGTAGCGCCACCGTGTATCTTCCACCATACACCGCCTCGCCCCCGCAGGGCTTTTAGGATCTTAGCAGTTATTACGGATTCTTTCATGGCATATTAAAGGAGGGAGCCCCGAAAGGGTGGGGCTCCCTCCTCCCGTCGAGCAGCGCAAGGCACGCGGCTATCTCATCACTACTAGTCTACAACTCCACTTCATCCAGATCAACTTCCTCGTCTTCCTCATCTTCGGACTCGGATTCGATCTTCTCTAGGATTCTCTGCTTTAGGAGTTTGGCAGAGATTCGATCCCTTCCCTGTGGTGGCTTCATGCTAACGCCGTACTGCTTAGCCACCCTCTTCAACCCATCGAGGTCAAGAGAATCGAGGTCGATCTCTTCCTCGTCCTCCTCTTCCTCTACTTCCTCGTCCTCAGATTCTTCTTCCTCTTCCTCAGACTCTTCCGACTCTTCCTCATCGCTATCTTCGTCCCCTTCGTCTTCCTCCTCCTCGTCTTCGGTCTTGGAGAACTCAGACTCCGGGAAAACATCGGCGACTTCGGATCGGATTGTTCCTTCGTACTCTCCATCCACAATCTCCAGCCCGCAAGTGCGACCTGCCAACTTCTTGAGGTCAATCTTCATCATGGAGTCAGGAATCTTGACCCCCAACGCTTCCATGACCTTTCGGCAGTTCCACATGCTAGACTCAGCCAAGACGGTGTGATACCAGAATGGGGTGCCGTTCAACTCCTCAGCATCGATGAGGTTGAATACCCAATTAATCATCTGGTTGCCGGTAGAAGCCTTGGCGACCTCAGCCTTCACCAACTTGGCATGATACTCGCCTTCAGGGATCCTCACCCGACGACGCCTACGGCCGGGCTCTACACCCTTCAGGTTAATAGCAACCTCGGTCTTACTAATTACCTTTGCTGTGCCCGGCGCCAGGCTTCCGCCTGACGAGAGGCTTCGCTTCACTGGAGGCATTCTTCTTCCCTTCTATCATCCTAATCAACTTAGGGATAGTCATGTTGTAACCGTACCTTGGCAGCCATGGCTCATCTGCTCCAGGAGGGGTTACTCTTTCTCCTACATAGTAAGCAGCGTCCCTAAACATCATCCCATAGCGTAGTGGCTTGTTAGAGCCTTCATCATCTGATACGGAATCATCTTCCTCATCATCAATGAAGGTCCTAGCAAGAATGTCTGGCTTCTCGACGATGAAGGACCTTACGCTGGGTGAGAAGTCAGGGACCACATCAGAGCCCTCTTCCTCTACATCCTCCTCTCTTAGCCTTCTCTCTTGTGCGGTGTAAACAAGGTGTAGGCCTTTGGTCTTACAGATAACCTCCAACTCTTCCATGACCTCGATCATTGCCGTAGAAAGTCTACCCCAAGTTCTCTTGTCGGCTACACCTGGCTCTCTAGCATCATCCCTTGATTCTTCATCCTTCAGGATATACTTCATGGCTATCCTGGTGAGAGCCGACATTGTATCGACCGCTACAGTCTTCCTGTCATGGTCACTATACCTTAGGTAATACAGGAAGTCATACATATCCTTGAAGATGACCTTCCTGAAACTGCCATCGGGATTAAGCGGGAAGATTTGTAGGTCAGGTACATTTCTCACCGTCATGTGACCACGCTCAGCCAGAAACAAAACTGGCTTGGGCCCAGAAGCAGCAAATCGGGTCTTGCCACTCTTGACTCTACCCCATACCATCGTATGAAGCAAGGTTGGTGCGGCTGTTACCGGCATCACTCTGCTGGTGACTGTAGCCAATCTATTCTTATCCACTGACTTTACCAACCTGCTTTCTCCTTCTCTTGGCATACTCACTGCCCTGGTACTTAGTCTTCCTCAATAGACTACCATCACCTCCCATCAACTCGACCATACACAATTCATAGAAATCGCAATCCCACTCACAGGACTTCTGCATGGACCTCACCCACACATCCTGTGTCTTGCCTAGAGATTGCCAGGCCTCTATCTCGGCTGAGGTAAGATTGACTTCCTCCATTAGCCTTCTAGACAGAGCCTTCGGCTTCACAAGTCTAACCCTGTGGAAGAAAGGATTAAACGCCTTGATGGACCTCAGTCGTTCCTTCAACTCTCTAGTCAGTGGAATATCGTTTTCCTTAACAAATGTAGCCAGAGTGTAGAAGTCCGTATCTATCTTGGCCCTAGACATTGTGCCATCTAGATTGAGATGAGGTGTGGTGGGCTCTTTAGTTCGGATGTAGTTGAACATGAAGAAATCTGGCTCATATCCAAACCCGTCTGAGGCTCGCAGTATCTCTGGATATACCACAGATTGAAGGTCACTCACTCTAGCCTCAGCGTTAGGGATATCCTTCATGTTCTTGTGATCTACTACGCCTACTAGTCCAGTAGCCTTCTCACGAATGATTAGGTCTGGCGTGATAGAGATAGTGCTGCCGGCTGTACCTAAAGAAGCCTCGAACTCTTCCTCAATGTGTAGGACTTCCCAGTCGTCTAGGTCGCTTCGATACTGATAAGCGTAAGACGACATTAGCCTGAAGGCCCGCTCGGGGATATCCCCATAATGCTCACGCTCCTCAAGGCTCATGTTGTTCCAAGCCTTAAGCAGTTTCTTATGGGTAAGACCCCAATCCTCCCCAAGATAGAAAGGCGGAATCAGGCTGTGCATCCATGATCCCAATTTGAGGGGGATAGCCGAAAACCTGGCTTCGAGTCCTTCTAGGTACTGGTATTTGTATCGCCTTTTACAGCGTTGGAAGGACTTCACTGCCGATTGAGTGGTATGAATAGCCATTGCCTTGCTGCTCTCTACTCTATTGTAATATTCCACTGAGACAGAATCAAGTCAGGTTACTACCGTCGCACCCTCCGACCAATAGTCTCCAGCCTTGACTTCAACTTCGATTGGCACAGTAAGCAGGGTATCGAACACCTCCTCAATTGGTAGATTCTCCATCGTCTCTCGAATAATTGGAATGACCTCATCTAGGCAATCTTCCCTTACCTCGAAGATCAGAGCATCATGGACTGTGGATACTATTCTCGCCTTGTCTGGGTCAAGTTTCGGATGAAGCAGAACCATGGAAAACAGCATCATATCCGAGGCCATAGACTGAACCGGCGAGTTAATGGCTTGTCTCTCGGCCTCCTTAGCCACCATCTTGTTGTCTGAGCCTATATCCCAAAGCCTTCTCTTTCTGCCTATCGGCGACAGGACGAACTTGTTGTCCTTTACCTTACGACGCTGCCTATCGTGCCAACCTTCTAGAGACCTAAAGGTAGAGAAGAACCTCTCTCTAACGAACTTGGCTTCTTGTTCGGACACTTCAATGCCGTAATGTACCTTAGCATAATCGATGTAGGTCTTCCAACCCATACCATACAAGAATCCGAAGTTCACCGACTTAGCCCTCTTCCTTTCCTCCTTAGTAATCTCTGACTCCAATTTGCCAGTGACCGCCATAGCCGTTTCCATATGGATATCTCGGCCGGTATTGAAGGCTCTGAGCATGGCTTTGTCTTGGGTAATGTGAGCAGCGATCCGTAATTCGATTTGGCTGTAGTCAGCCTCAACGATCTTCCACCCCGCCCTGCCACCAATCAAACCTCGTATGAATGTGTCCCTTGGCACCTGTTGGAGATTGGGATTCTCACAAGATAGCCTTCCAGTAACAGTATGGAATGGCTTGAAGTGGGCATGAAGTCTCCAGTCCTTGTCTGCTAGTTCACTCCACGCTACAAAGTATCTGGACTCATAACCATCCCAATGCCTGAACTCCATTATGGCATTGATTATACCATCATCCGTATCATAGTCCTTAAGTCTCATTAAGGCTGCTTCTGAGGTAGACGGTGAACCGGTGGCGGTAAGTTCTACCACAGAGAAGCCTAGGTCTCTATATAGAACCTTTGCCAGTTGACTTGGTGACCTTGGATTGATCTTGGAGCCGGCAAAGGTGTATATGCGTTCTAGGGTAGCCTCAATGTTATCCCGGCACACTATCCATCGACCCATAAACTTGTCGTGGTCTATCGGCAAACCTACTTCTTCTATGTCCGCTAGGGTTCGTGTTGCCGGCATAAGTAGTCTGCGAAACAGCCTATAACTGAGTTGGTCTTGTCTCAATCGACGGCCAATGACTGCGGTCAGCCGGTAGGTGTAGTCGGCATCTCTGGCACCATACTCAGCCAGGTCTTTGAGTGGGGCCGAATTCATCTTGCTCTTATCCAAAGTATCCTTGTAGTCCTCTGCGCCTAGATACTCAGTGGCTAGCAAGCCTAGGTCCTTAAGAGAGTTCTCATCTATGGCATACTGAGCACCCATGGTGTCGAAGGACATAAACGGATGAATGTCAAGTCTGGCAAGAGTATGAAGGTCGTACTGACCGTTCTGCATGGCCCACTTAGGGACGGCTTCTATGCGAGGCTTAAGGAGGTCTACTACTTGCTGTGGGTTCTTCCACCTAGCCTTGTTATGCCACAGTGGGACAACATAGCCTGTGCCTGGTCTGACCGTGATACACAGAGCCGCTACTCTGAATGAAGGATCCCACCACGCTAGACCTCCCCCCGTGAATCGACCATGACCGTG